TGGAATTAGTGGGTTTTCTGGATTTTCTGGAATCAGTGGATTTTCTGGCTTCTCCGGTATTTCAGGGTTTTCTGGAATCAGCGGTCAATCTGGTTTCAGTGGAATCTCTGGTTTTAGCGGCTCTGGGGTTAGTGGCTTCTCCGGCGCTTCTGGCATTAGCGGATTTTCTGGCTCCTCCGGCATTTCCGGCTTTTCCGGTTTTTCCGGAATTTCTGGATTCAGCGGTATAAGCGGGACATCAGGATTTAGCGGCTCAGGAGTTAGCGGCTTTTCTGGGTTCTCTGGAATCAGCGGTTTTTCAGGATTTAGCGGAATTTCTGGATTCTCAGGTTTTAGCGGAATAAGCGGTTTTTCTGGGGCATCTGGAATTTCTGGTTTTAGTGGTTCTGGAATTTCTGGTTTTTCAGGAATCTCTGGAATTTCAGGGTTTAGTGGTTTTAGTGGCATTTCCGGTTTTAGCGGCTCTGGCATCTCTGGTTTTTCTGGAGCTTCTGGGACTTCGGGATTTAGTGGTTTTAGTGGCATTTCTGGTTTTAGTGGAAACTCTGGTTTTAGTGGAATTTCAGGGTTTAGTGGTTCTGGGGTCTCTGGTTTTTCCGGATTTAGCGGGATAAGTGGTTTTTCTGGAGCTTCGGGAATTTCCGGATTTAGTGGAATTTCTGGTTTCTCTGGCGCTTCCGGAATTTCTGGATTCTCAGGTTTTAGTGGGATCAGCGGTTTTTCTGGGGCATCTGGAATTTCTGGTTTTAGTGGTTCCAGTGGAATTTCAGGCTTCAGCGGCTCCGGTATTTCTGGATTTTCAGGCTTTAGTGGAATAAGTGGTTTCAGTGGTTCCGGCATCTCTGGTTTTTCTGGAGCTTCTGGCATTTCGGGATTTAGTGGTCGTTCTGGCTTTAGTGGCTCTGGAATTTCAGGGTTTAGTGGTATTTCTGGTTTTAGTGGACGCTCTGGTTTTAGTGGTTCTGGCATCTCTGGTTTTTCTGGATTTAGCGGAATAAGCGGTTTTTCCGGAACTTCGGGAATTTCCGGGTTTAGCGGCACAAGTGGATTTTCTGGATCGGGCGTCTCTGGCTTCAGCGGTATAAGTGGATTTTCCGGATCAGGCATTTCTGGATTTTCCGGCTTTTCAGGAATTTCTGGATTTTCTGGCTTCAGCGGTAGAAGTGGTTTTTCTGGATCAGGAATTTCTGGCTTTTCTGGGGCTACGGGAACATCCGGATTTAGCGGCATCAGTGGTTTCAGCGGTATCTCTGGTTTTAGCGGTATCTCTGGTTTCAGCGGTATCTCTGGTTTTAGCGGTATCTCTGGTTTCAGCGGAATATCTGGATTCAGTGGTTCGGGAATTTCCGGGTTCAGCGGTTTCTCTGGTCAAGGACAGTCCGGCTTTAGTGGAATTTCAGGCTTCTCTGGATTTAGTGGGATTTCAGGGTTCTCTGGACTCAACGGGATTTCAGGTTTTAGCGGAGCCAGCGGTATTTCTGGCTTTAGTGGCGCTGGTACTTCTGGCTTTAGCGGCTTTTCTGGCGCTGGCACATCTGGATTCTCAGGATTTAGCGGAGCCTCTGGCCTTTCCGGCTTTAGTGGAATTTCTGGCTTTAGTGGCTCTGGTGTTTCGGGGTTCTCAGGGGCATCGGGAATCTCTGGCTTTAGTGGTGTAAGCGGCTTTTCTGGCGCAGGCACCTCCGGCTTTAGCGGCTTTAGTGGAGTTTCTGGATTCTCCGGCTTCAGTGGTATCTCTGGCTTCAGTGGATCGGGGATTTCTGGCTTCTCGGGAGCTGCCGGGGTTTCCGGGTTCTCGGGCTTTAGTGGGATTAGCGGGTATTCCGGAGCGGGAATTTCTGGTTTTTCAGGAACTTCTGGATTTTCTGGCTTCAGTGGAAGAAGCGGGTTTTCTGGATCGGGGATTTCTGGATTTAGCGGAGCTTCTGGAATTTCTGGCTTTAGCGGAATTTCTGGATTTAGTGGTTCTGGTATCTCCGGGTTTTCTGGCGCCTCCGGCATCTCCGGCTTTAGTGGCCGATCCGGTTTTAGTGGCATTTCTGGGTTTAGCGGTTCCGGCATCTCTGGATTCTCTGGTGCATCAGGAATTTCTGGTTTTTCCGGTGCTAATGGAGTTTCCGGCTTCTCTGGCTTTAGCGGAATCAGCGGTTTTTCAGGGTCTGGCATTTCTGGTTTCTCCGGAGCTTCAGGAATCTCCGGTTTTTCAGGTGCTTCAGGAGTCTCCGGTTTTTCTGGAGCCACTGGAGCATCTGGGATTTCTGGCTTCTCAGGTGCTTCTGGAATCTCCGGTTTCTCAGGAATTTCTGGATTCTCTGGTTTCTCTGGTGCATCTGGAATCTCTGGCTTCTCAGGCGCTTCCGGAATCTCCGGTTTCTCAGGTGCTTCTGGGATTTCTGGGTTCTCAGGTGCTTCTGGAATCTCCGGTTTCTCTGGATTCTCTGGAGCCACTGGAGCTTCCGGAATTTCTGGTTTCTCTGGTGCTACCGGGGCTTCTGGAATTTCTGGATTTTCTGGTGCTTCTGGAATCTCTGGTTTCTCTGGTTTCTCTGGTGTCACTGGGGCATCTGGGATTTCTGGCTTCTCAGGCGCCTCTGGCATATCTGGATTTAGTGGCTTCAGTGGATCAGGCATTTCTGGTTTTTCTGGCTCTGGTATTTCTGGATTTTCTGGAGCTAATGGAGCTTCTGGAATCTCTGGATTCTCAGGATTTAGCGGCATATCTGGCTTTAGTGGTTCCGGAATCTCTGGTTTTTCTGGAGCCACTGGAACTTCCGGATTTAGTGGCTTTAGTGGAATTTCTGGCTTCAGTGGATCAGGCATCTCTGGTTTTTCTGGGGCTACTGGAACTTCGGGGTTTAGTGGTGTTTCAGGCTATAGCGGGTCTGGCATCTCGGGCTTCTCTGGCATCTCTGGATTTAGTGGTTTTAGTGGCAGGAGCGGCTTCAGCGGTTCTGGTATTTCGGGATTCTCCGGGGCGTCCGGCATTTCTGGATTTAGCGGTATCTCAGGCTTTAGCGGTTCTGGAATTTCTGGTTTCTCGGGCGCTTCAGGCATATCCGGCTTCTCTGGATTTAGTGGAAGAAGCGGCTTCTCTGGCTCTGGTATTTCTGGATTTTCTGGGGCTACAGGAACCTCCGGGTTCTCTGGGTTTAGCGGTATCAGCGGGTACTCCGGCTCAGGCATTTCCGGGTTTAGCGGCGCAAACGGAGCATCCGGATTTAGCGGAATTTCCGGGTTCAGCGGGTTTAGTGGAATTTCTGGGTTCTCGGGATCGGGAATTTCTGGTTTTTCTGGATTGTCTGGATTCAGCGGTTTCTCCGGCGCCGCGCCAACAACTGTTACAGTAACAACCAGTTCAGCAACTACGGCCTACCTGACTTTTGTGACCGGCACAACTGGCAGTCAGAGCGTGTTTGTTGACTCCGATCTCACATACAACGCCACAACAAATGCTTTGACCAGTGGCGTAACCGGCGGAACCTTCTGATGAAATACAGCGTTGTCATTCCAACCTTTAACCACTGCGACGACTTGCTCAAGCCGTGCATAGAGGCCATCTTCAAGTACACCAACATGGACGATGTCGAGCTGATCGTTTCGGCAAACGGTTGTACTGACAACACCTACTGGTACATCAACTCCCTAAAAAACCAGTTTGAGAGCCTCGGGATGGGGCATCACTTCAAAGTGGTTTGGAGCGACAAGCCGCTAGGCTACGCGGGCGCAAACAATGTTGCCATCGAGCAGGCCACTTGCGACAAGATCGTTTTGCTCAACAACGATGCGTTCTTGCTGGAGCAGCCAAAAAACATATGGCTTGATCTGCTTAACCAGCCTTTTGAAAAAAATCCGAACTGCGGCATCTCCTGCATCATCAAGGACAAGTCCGACCCGGCTGGAAAAGACTTTGCTGTGTTCTTCTGCGTGATGATCCACAGGAAAGTCTTTGACAAGATCGGTTTGCTCAACACCGAGTACGGCGTTGGTGGAGGCGAAGACACCGAGTTTTGCATCGAGACAGAGAAGGCTGGTTTTGAGGTCATCCAGTGCGCTGAAAAAAGTTGGGAAAATGGAATTTTTACGGGCGTCTTTCCGATCTACCACAAGGGCGAGGCGACGATGCACGATGCGTCTCTTGTGCCGAAATGGAACGAAATCTTCCTTCGCAACTCTCTAAAGCTCGCCAAAAAATACAACCTTGACTGGTATCGCTGGCGCCTGTCCAACTACTGGGAGCGGGCGGTTTTCCTCAAGGGCGATCAGGTTTTTCCGCGAGAGATAACGCGCTACCAATGGGCCGCAAGAAATCTTTTGGGCAAGAAGGTGCTTGAGATCGGTTGCTCAAGCGGATACGGCACGCAGTTTTTTCCGCAAGACATTGACTACACAGGCGTTGACTACGATCCGATCATTGTGGAGGTCGCCGCGGAGCAACGGTGGTTGCCGGACGCGAAGTTCATCAACGCTGACATCAACAAGTTTGATTTTGAGTTTTACGACACCATCATTGCTTTTGAGGTGATCGAGCATCTTGATAACGGCCTCGAGGTTCTGCAAAAGCTCAAGCGCCACTGCAAGAACCTGCTGTTTACCGTCCCAATGAACGAGCCGGTAGGATTCTGGGGGCCGCACCACAAAATCCACGGGCTAAACGAATCGCATTTTCCGGGCTTTGAGTTTGAGTACATCAACGAAGCCGGAGCGATTAGCAGTGCGCCCCCGGAAATCAATGAGGCCAACAAACTCAACTTGCTCATCGGTAGGTGGACAAATTCGTCTCCTCAAAAAGATAGGTTGACAAATGGCTAGTGTGCTGTGTTCCATCTCGACACGGGGAAGATCGCACACCACCCTACCGATGGTGCTGATGGCGGTTGCCGCTCAGACGCGCAAGGTGGACAAGCTCGTCATATTTGACGACAACGACAACCCCGTTGACTTGAGGTCAGACCCTATCTACTCGGCGATCTTCTCTGTCCTAACCACCAAGGACATCAAGTGGGAATGGCTCTACGCCGGAAAGAAGGGCCAACACCACAACCATCAGATTGCCAATTGGATGGGCTTCGATTGGGTTTGGCGCATTGATGACGACTCAATTCCAGAACCCAATGTTCTTGAGAATCTGTGCAAGCACATTGCTGACAATGTGGGCGCCATCGGTGGCTCGGTGTTGACCTACGGCATCAAACCGTCTGAACAACCATCGACGGGAAAAATCGAGAATATTGATGTTGAACACAACATTCAATGGTCACGCATTGATGAGGTCAAAGAGGTCGAGCATCTGCACTGCACATTTTTGTATCGTGCTGGAGTCGTTGACTACAACACCGGCTTGTCGCGTGTTGCTCATCGAGAAGAGACGCTTTTTACATTTGCCCTGTTTCGCATGGGGTACAAAATTTTGGTTGTCCCTGACGCCGCGACATGGCACTTCAAAGCGCCAACTGGCGGCATCAGGACTGAGGCAAGCCAAGATATGTTTGAGCGCGACGAAAAAATTTTCCGCAATTTTCTCGATCACAAAGATCACACAATTGTGGTGCTTAACAACGGCAAGGGCGACCATGTAGTGTTTAGCCATGTTTTGCGGGACATCAAAAACCCAATCGTTTTTGGTTGCTACCCGGACATCGTGCCGTGCCGATCCATTGCTGAAGCGCATCATCTTTTTGGAGACCTAGAGGCGTATAACATCTACGGCAAGATGCATCGCTGGAACTGGAAAGACAGCCTCGAAAAAGCGTATCGGAGGTTGTACATCGCATGATCATCATCTCTCCATACTCCAAAAAGCTCTTGAGCGGCAAAGAGAACCCAAAGAACTATCCGTTTTGGCGAGAGTTGATTGCAATGATTGACGATCCCATCGTGCAAGTTGGCGTCTCTGGTGAGGCGCCGCTGGTTGAGGACTTCAGGGTTGACCTAAGCACTCCTGACCTAAGAAAGCTCATCCAAGAATGCCGAACATGGATTTCGTGCGACAGCTTCTTCCAGCACTTGGCTTGGGACGAGGGCAAAAAAGGAATCGTGTTGTGGTCAGTTTCTGACCCGCTGATCTACGGGCATCCCGAAAACATCAATTTGCTCAAGGACAGATCGTGCTTGAGCGAAAACCAGTTTTTGTGGTGGGAATATGTTGAACACGACCCCGCCAAGTTTGTCCGGCCAGAGGCAGTAAAAGACGCCCTGCGCGGGGTTCTGTCAGTTGAAAAAAAGGCCGAAATCCTTTTTAATACCTAACGAGTGACGAGGTAAATCATGTCTCAAGCAGGATACACCCCAATCAGGTTGTACTACAGCACGACTGCCGCTGCTGTTCCAACAAACACCAATTTGGCCGATGGCGAGTTGGCGATCAACATTACCGACGGCAAGTTGTTTTACAAGGACAACTTGGGAGTGGTTCAGACGCTGGCGTCTAAGAGCAATCTGACGACCATCAGCTTTGGCACCACTGGTCTGACGCCTTCGACCGCCACGGGCGGGGCTGTAACGGTTGCAGGCACGCTAGTAGTTGGAAATGGCGGAACCGGCATCACCTCCGGCACCTCCGGCGGTATTCCTTATTTTTCCGGCACCAGTACCATCGCAAGCTCCGCGGCACTAGCGTCCAATGCCTTGGTTGTTGGTGGCGGCGCGGGCGTAGCTCCTTCTACGATCACAACCGGTACGGGCGTTGTCACTGCTCTTGGCGTAAACACGGGAACTGCTGGTGCATTCGTGGTCAACGGTGGCGCCCTTGGAACTCCCTCCTCGGGCACGGTTACCAACCTCACCGGCACGGCGAGCATCAACATTAACGGCACTGTGGGAGCGACGACTCCGAATACCGGCGCGTTTACCTCGATTACCGTCAACAGCAACAACATCTCTGCGGTCAACTCGCTGGGCTTTCGCAACCGCATCATCAACGGCGATATGCGGATTGACCAGAGGAATGCTGGGGCGGCTGTCACCACAACTGGCGGCAGCTTTTACAGCGTTGATCGTTGGACTTGCTACCGGAACAATAGCGGCTGGTCAGTTCAGCAAGTTGCAGACGCCCCCACGGGCTTCATCAATAGTTTGAAAGTAACTACGACCACCGCGAACGCAGGTTCGGTCGCGTTGACTCAACAATATTTTGAAGGCTATAATGTCGCCGATTTTATGTTGGGAACAGCATCGGCAATTACATTTACGCTTTCGTTTTGGATAAAAAGTTCCGTAACTGGCACTTTTGCCGGAAACTTTGCCAACGGTGTAGCTAATAGAAGTTATGTGTTTACTTACACAATTAACTCGGCCAACACTTGGGAATATAAAACAGTTACCGCAACCGGCGACACCACAGGCACATGGGCGACCAACAATACTGCTGGACTTAAGGTCTTGTTTTGCCTTGGAACTGGAGGCACTTCCGCAACTGCTGGCTCTTGGCAGGCTGGCGATTTGATCCGCACTTCTACTTCGGTGGGAATTGAAGGAACACTTAACGCAACATGGCAAATCACCGGCGTCCAGCTTGAAGCTGGCTCTGTCGCCACGCCCTTTGAGCGCAGAGACTACGGGCGTGAATTGATGATGTGCCAGCGGTATTATTGGAAATCGTTTGCGGCATCTACTGCTCCAGCAAATGCAGTGGGTACGAGTACCGGCGAAATAGCATTCAGTGCTTGTACTACTGGGGCGGTATTTGTTCGCTCCAACGACACAAGATTCACTGTTGAAATGCGAAACGCTCCGACAATTACTTTTTTTAATCCAGTCAACGCAAACTCGCAGGCGTACAACAGTTCGACTGCCAATGATTGCTCGGGAACAACTTTATTTGGTGCAACAACAGGCTCATTTAAGTGGTATTGCACTGCTCCATCTCTAACAGACCCAGGAAACTCTATCGGCGTTCATTCAACAGCATCTGCGGAACTTTGACCATGTATCAACTTCTTCCTGACCCACCGATGAGCGTTGCGCGGTGTATTAAGCGGCTCTCCGACAACGCCTTCATCCCCTTCGATCCGGACAACTCCGACTACCAGCAGTACCTTGCATGGCTGGCTGAGGGTAACGAGCCGTTGCCTGCGGAGGAATGAGTGTCACAGCCACAAACAACTTCACGCTGTATCAGCCTGCATCGCCTGACGGCACCGTGTTTGTAAATATTTTTGCAGAGGGAAAATATTGAGGCAAACCATCAGCCTTTGATGATGGCAAAAGGAGACGAGATGGGAAACAACAAAGAACCCCAAACCGTTACGATAGAAGGCAAAGAGTACAACCTTGAAGACTTTACGCAAGATCAAAAACTTTTGCTAGATCATTGCGTAGATTTGGATAGAAAAATCGTTTCTTGTCAATTTCAATTTGATCAGCTTAGAGTTGGAAAAGATGCATTTCTAAAAATGCTTCAAGAATCGCTGGACAAAGAAACTGACAGCAACAGCAAACCAAACTAAGAAATCAAGTAAAAATGGAAACTCAGGCGATCTTCAATGTAATAGTTGGGATCGCCGCCTTTTTTGGCGGCTGGGTCTTAAACAACATTACCAAGGCAATTGAGCGGCTCGATAAAGATGTCCGCCAAATGCCTATGACTTATGTCGCAAAAGATGACTACCACCGCGACATTGACGAGATTAAGGATATCTGCAAGCAAATATTTGCCAAGCTCGACAACAAAGCTGACAAATGAACTGGACAGATGTAATAAAAAGAAACAAGTAACTTCATCATGATTATTATTGACCCGATTGCAGCCCTCGAGGCCGTCAACAAGGCGGTCAAGATGGTCAAAATGGCAAGTCAAACTGCGACCGATGTAGCGCAGTTGGGGCCATTGCTGGGTAATTATTTTGATTGCAAAGCGACCGCTACCAAAGCGGCACGGCAAGCAAAGAAAAAAGGCGGTAGCAATCTTGGCGCCGCTATGCAAATCGAGATGGCGCTCAAGGCTCAGGCGGACTTTGAGCGCGAGGTGCAGGGGCTTTTCTTCTCTAGCAACAACATGGACATCTGGCACCAAATTAAAAAAAGGGAAGCCGAGATGAATGCTGAGGACAAGGCCGAGGCTGAGAAAGAGAAACTCGCAGAAATTCAACGCCAGCGTGAAATGCAAGAGTTCCGCGACATTGGTGTTGCGGTGGCTGTCGCTGCGGTGCTAATTGGCGGGGTTGGTTGGCTGGTGGTGCAAATAATCTCATGAGATGCCTCGCAAGCCCGTTGATATTCACCTCGTCCTCATCGACGCGATGGAGAAGTGGATTAAGGTCATCTGCTATCTCATCGCCATCAACTATTCTTTTGACTTCATCATTACCCTGCCGCCAGAAATTGCTAACCGCATCTTTGCCATGATCTTTCAAAAGCTAGGCATATGAGCGACGAAAAGATCAACCACAACAACCTGATCGACAAAGTCCTTGGGTATGTGGACAGCCCTTTCAAATTGTTTGCCATCATCTTGATGGCTGTCTTCGCGTTCACGGGTTACTTTGTCTGGCAGAACCAAGAGTTTCTGATTGGTGCCTACAAAGAGCAGAAGAAGCTGCCCACGATTGCCGAAGACAGGGTAGAGGATGTAGCAGCGCATCTGTTCAAAAACACCGACGCTGCGGTGGTCGCTATCTTCAAGGTCAATCCCGTGTTTGGCACCCGAGTGCTGTATCGGGCTTACACCAAAGAAGGCAGGGAGAAGGCCCACGACGGGCTGGACATCGGTCTCTTTACCGTCAATACCTCCAACAACAAAGATGTCGTGGCGCTCATGGCGGGAGAGATTCCGTGCAGCCAGTACAAGACGGCGCAGTCTGAGATCGGGCTGTGGTATATCGAGAAGGGCGTGACCTACGGCTGTAGGGTTAGCGTCCCGCCAGAACAGGGCAAATTTGTAGGGCAGATCACCGTGGGGTGGAAAGAAGAGCCGCCGGATGTAGATGCGTACCGGGTTCTTTTGCAAATCGCAGCAACGATGCTTTCTAGGAGTAAACAATAATGCTATCTCTCATCTCAACACTCGGCGGATTGCTGATTAGCGGCCTGCCCAAACTACTGGAGTTCTTCCAGAACAAGGCTGACCAGAAGCACGAATTGGCTCTTGCCCGGATACAGAGCGAGCGCGAGCTTGCCCTTGCCGCTCAGGGCTTTGCTGCCCAACAAAAGATCGAAGAAATCCGCACCGATCAGGTCATGATGCAGACCGAGGCCCAGATGACCGAAGCGGCGCTCAAACACGACGAGAAGGTGCTTGAGAAGGCCAGCCAATGGGTCGCCAACTATGTCGGGACTGTTAGGCCCACGGTTACCTACATTTTTGTCCTTGAGCTTGTCTTGATCAACGCCTTCATGGCGGTCTACCTATGGAACCATGCGGAACTGATCAAGAGCATCGACGACATCATCAAATATTCTGACCTCATTTTTTCGAGCGATGAAATGGCTATGCTTGGAGGGATCATCGGGTTTTGGTTTGGCTCGCGTCAGTGGAGCAAAAAGTGAAACTGAGCAAGGCGGGCGCTGATTTGATGCACAGGTACGAGGGGTGCAGAAACCGCCCGTATCTGTGCCCAGCGCATATTTGGACAATTGGGTACGGCCATGTCCTGTACCAAGATCAAATTAAGTTGCCAATGGCGCGGGTTGAGGGCAAGGATGCGCCCGTGATCCGCAAAGAGTATCCGTTGCGACAGGAGGACAATCGTGTCTGGTCAAAGCAGGAAATTGATGAGCTATTCGCGGGCGATGTCAAGTCTTTTGAACGCGGTGTTTTACGACTTGTTCCCGGCTGTTCTGGCAGTCAAGGCCGCTTTGACGCTTTGGTCAGTTTTGCCTTCAATGTAGGAGTTGGAAATCTCCAGAGAAGCACCATCCGCATGAAGGCCAATCGGGGTGAATGGGGGGCGGCTGGTGACGCTTTTTTGCAGTGGAACAAGGCTGGCGGAAGGGTTTTGCCCGGTCTGGATCGTCGCCGTAAAGACGAAAGAACTTTATTTTTGTCGGAGGACAAATGAGCGCCGCTGTTAAAAGTAATCCAGCCAAATGGAAACGGATTGTTTCTCAGGTGAAGGCAAGCGGAAAAGGCGGCAATCCGGGGCAGTGGAGCGCCAGAAAAGCCCAGCTTGCAACCCAGAAATACAAAGCGTCAGGGGGGGGTTACAAAGGCCCAAAGAACTCCGATAATTCGCTTGCGAAGTGGACGAAAGAGGATTGGGGAACCCGATCTGGAAAGCCGTCCACCCAAGGTAAAGAGGCGACGGGCGAGAGATACTTGCCAAAAGCCGCCAGAGAGAAGCTCACACCTTCTGAATATGCGGCAACCACCCGAGCCAAAAGGCAGGGGACGCGCGAAGGCAAGCAATTTGTTCCGCAGCCTGAGTCCATAAAGAAAAAGGTGTGGTGATGGCAACAGCAGCCGTAATGACATATACCAGTCTGGTCGCAGACATCTCCTCGTACCTCGAGAGAACTGACACCGCAACGCTGGAGAAAATTCCCACTTTCATCATGCTGGCAGAGCAGATCATTGCCAGTCAGATTAAATTTCTCGGGAATCTAACCGTAGCTCAAAGCACGATGGTCGCCACCCAACCCATCATTGATAAACCGGCGCGGTGGCGCAAGACGGTGTCCATGAATGTTGTTGTTGATGGAAAACGCGAGCCTGTTCTGCTCCGAAAATACGAGTATGTCCGCTCTTATTGGCCGGACGCGACTGACACCGATACCCCTGCCTTTTATTGCGACTACGACTACACGCACTGGTTGGTTGCGCCGACGCCCGATCAAGCCTACTCTTATGAAGTGCTGTACTACGAGCGCCCGCAACCTCTGGACTCGAGCAACCAGACTAACTGGTTCACGCAGTACGCTCCGCAGGCGTTGCTGTACGGATCGCTTTTGCAGGCTATGCCATTTCTCAAAAACGACAACCGGGTTCAGCTATGGCAGGCAATGTATCAACAGGCGATGGATATTTTGACCGCCGAAGACAAGTTGCGTGTTGCCGACCGACAAACAATTGCGGTAGACAGTTAAGGAAAAAACATGAGCTACAACAGCCCATTTGACGGCAATGTCATTCAGCCAACAGATGTTTCGTATCGTTCGATCACTCTGTCTGCTGATACGCAGTTGGCGTGGCCCATCAACGGGAATGTGGACGGCGACTACACGGCTAGGATCATGGATGTCACCGCTACAGCCGCTGGCCTAGAGTTGTGGATGCCACCAGCCAATCAGGCATCAGTGGGGCAGGATGCCCTGATTCGCAACATCGGTGCAAACTCGTTCAATGTCCGCACATTTAACGATCAAGGCGCAATTGTCACTATTGCCGCGAGCGAGGCAAAGTACATTTACATAAGGAGCAATCCCACTACCGCTGGCGTCTGGGGGGTCATTGCTTTTGGTGTTGGCACATCCAACGCAGATGCCGCAACGCTGGCGGGCTACGGGCTTTTGGCTGTCAGCAACACGCTCAATGTCAGCCACCCTGTTCAGACTTTTGCGTCGAATCAAACCGCAAGCGCGGCGTATCGCGCCCAGTCTTATGTGTGGATTGGCGGATCAGGAACCTTGACACTCCCAGCCGCTTCGTCGCTGGGCAACAACTGGTTCATGCTCTTGAGAAACTCAGGAACTGGAACCCTTACTGTTTCGACGACAGGCGGAGAACTTTTTGATGGCTCAACAACTGTTGGCCTGCAAGTAGGCGATTCTTGCATCATTGTTTGCTCGGGAACGGCCTACTACTCTGTCGGTCTCGGTAGGACTGCGCTGTTTAACTTCACGCAGTTGACCTATCCAGTTACGACCGGAACATATACATTGACCTCTAACGAGGCGTCCAATGTGGTGATGAAGTTCACTGGAACTCTATCTGGCAATGTCACCATAGTCGTTCCAGAAACGATTCAAGTCTACTATGTTCAAAATGCCACTGATGGCACTGCCAGCAACTACACTGTCACTCTCAGAACAGCGGTGGCTGGAGCGTCCTCTGCAACGATTCCTGCCGGTCAGCAAGTCACGCTGGTTTGCGACTCCGTTAATCTCTACAACGCCAACACAATTCTTGCTGGCTCGTCGGCCATCAGCTTGGTCAACGGAAGCGTAGGCGCTCCGTCACTCAATTTCGCATCGGAGCCGACAACAGGCATTTATAGAGGCGGCGCGGGGCAGTTCGATATTGCTGTTCTTGGGGTTAATCGATTTGCGCTGACTGCCACCGGGCTTTCTGTTGCCGGAACAGGAACATTTACTAGCGGTGTATTAGGGGGCGTCTTCCCATGACCGCTAAGGTTTTTGCCCTCGATACAAAACCCGGCATTCAGCGGGATGGAACAGTCTTTGACAAGATGTTCTATAACGATGGTCGCTGGGTTCGTTTCCAGAGGGGAAGACCTCGGAAGATAGGCGGCTACCGGGAAATTTCTGGTCAACTCAACGGCCCGTCTCGTGGCATCTGGGTCAATCCGCAAAACGGATTCAACAGCATTTTTAGCGGATATGCAGACGGCCTTGAGAGGTTGATCATTGACAACAATGGCGTTGGCTCTGGCGTTTCGAACTTCACGCTTTCCAATTTCACTGCAAGCGCTCTTAATCTTTGGCAGTTTGACGGCTTCTACGATGTGGCCGGGGGTGGTCTCGCAAGTTTGGTAGCGCATCCGGGCCAAAACTTGGCTCAAATTGACGCCACGACAAACACCCCGGTTTTGATTGGCGATGTCAACGGCACAACGATGAGCCAGATTGGCGTGTTCACAGCCAGCGCAACAACGACCAACACCAGCGCAACGATTGTCCTTGCCGCCGCCAATCCTCTGATCGGAGCAGGGCAGATAGTGACGGGAACGGGCATCCCTGCTAACACAACGGTTGTCTCCGTCAGCACAACCAATGTGGTGATCTCCAACCCTGCCACTGCAAGCGGGACGGTGACGGTCACATTCAACAACAATGTCAGCGTCTCTGGCGGCGTTGTCGTCTTGCACCCGTATGTCTTTGTTTATGGCAACGATGGCTTGATCCGTAATTGCTCGGCGGGCAATGCCGAAGATTGGGTTTCTGCGGATGCGAACGAGACCAATGTCGCAAGCGGAAAGATTGTCAAGGGACTGCCCGTTCGTGGCGGCTCTAACGCTCCGTCGGGTTTGTTTTGGAGCTTGGACAGCTTGATTCGCGTCTCCTACATCGGTGGCGCGGGAAGCCCCCCGCAGTTTTGGCGCTATGACCTGATCTCGAGCCAATCATCTATTCTCTCGAGCCAGTCGGTGATTGAGTATGACGGCATCTATTACTGGTGCGGTGTTGACCGCTTCTTGATGTACAACGGTGTCGTCAAAGAAGTTCCCAACAACATGAACCAGAACTTCTTTTTTGACAACCTGAATTACAGCCAGCGTCAAAAAGTGTGGGCGACCAAGGTTCCGCGATTCGGAGAAATTTGGTGGTTCTATCCACGCGGGGATTCGACCGAGTGCAACGATGTCATCATCTACAACACCCGCGAAAACACTTGGTATGACGCTGGAACAGCCGATGGCGCTCGTAGGTCTGCTGGATACTTCTCGCAGGTTTTCCGCTTTCCTTTGATGGCCGGATGGGAAGAGTCGGTTGCCGAGACTGTTTACAGCGGGTCGTTTAATTTGGTGTCCGGTTCCCCATACCTGTTTTCGGCGACCTTTCTCACCAGTGTTGATGTCGGCCAGACAATCAGCGGTACGGGCATTCCTTCGGGAACTTCAGTTTTGACGGTTACCTCTAGCGGCATCAATCAACTGACAGGACTTGTGGGCGGATCGCTATATACAAACGGAAGCTACACAAATGTCCCACTAACCGGCGGCAGCGGTTTTTCGGCGCTGGCAAACATTACGGTTTCTGGCGGTGCGGTGACCGTTGTGACGATTGTTGATCCGGGAGCGACTTATCAAGTCGGGAATGTTTTAAGCGCCAGTAATACAAATCTTGGTGGCACCGGCTCTGGGTTCACGATTACAGTGAACACAATCTGGGCGCAGGTTATCACCATGACCCAAAACGCAAGCTCCACAGCAACGCAGACGCTGACCTTTGCGACTCCCGCTGGACTCATTAGCCTGTGGCAACACGAGTACGGCACTGACGAAGTAAAGGGGCAAACTCAAAATGCCGTCGAGTCGTATTTTGAGACATCTGATCTTGGCTGGGTGAGCGGTGGGCCAAGCGAGCCATCAATGGTCGGCCAGAACAATTGGGTTCGAATTGAGAGGGTTGAACCTGACTTTTTGCAGTTGGGCGAGATGGAGTGTTATGTAACGGGCCGTCCGTATGCACAGACACAAGATGTCGAGAGTCAGCCGTATCTTTTCGATACAAACACTGGAAAAATTGACATGAGGGAACAGCGCAGGGAGTTGCGCTTGAAGTTCAGAAGCAACACTCAGGGCGGCGATTACCAGATGGGGCGCGTTATTGTGAGCGCAGACCTTGGCGATGTGAGGGGCTATTCGTGAACCTTGCTGTTGTCTACGATCCTCGCGGTCATACCTTTGAATCGTGGGCTTGCCTTATGTGCGAGGCTTACGCGACCCAACAATTGTCGATTCCTGATCAACTGACGGATTGGCGGTCTTGGGGGCAGGGTTTGCTTGCAATTGATGTATTTACAAATGAGGCGATTCCCAACCCTGCGCTTTTTAACAATTGGCAGGAATGGGTGGAAGTCTTGATCAACGCGGTAAATCAAGAGACGATTTGACATGGAGAAAAATTACGATGTCGATGAGAAGGCCGTTGTAAAGATTGCAACGGACTATTTCCGCAAGGCTACCGGATCAGAGGAGCAGGCGCAGTCTCTCTTGGGGGGCTTGGCGCGAATTCTTCAAGACCAAGGCGCAAAGCTAGTTCATCTTGGCAATGTTTTGTTTTTGGTCATGGTGCGCGGTGAGGGTGTCGTTGAAGTTCATACCATCGGAGAAGAGCGCCGACCGCGAGACCTAGCCAAGAACTTCATGGACTTGTACAAGTATCTGAAGAACATCGGCGTCAAAACCGCTTACACCTACGCAGAGGACGAAAAATTTAAGAAGCTCGCCAAGATGGTGAACCTGCCTGTCAAGCAATACAAGGCTGATGTGGAAGGCAAAAAAATGAATGTCTTTGTGGTAGAAATGTAAATGCCAGCAGTACCATTTATCGGTCTTGCGCTAGGCGCTTCCGGCACGCTTGCCGCCGCTGGGACGGCCATCGCGTCTGCGATTGGTATTGGAACCGTCTCCACCGCCGCGGCCACCGCCATCGGCGCCGCTGCTTTTTCTGCTACAGCCACGGCAGTTCAGGGCGGCGACGCCAGCGATGTTTTGAAATCTGCCGTCGTGGGCGGTGTTACATCATTTGCTGGCTCTGCGATAGCAGGATCGATTGCAAGCTCTGTTTCGAGCGCCGCAAGCGGCATTGATCCTGCGATTGCCAGTGCGATGGGCAAGGTCGCTGGCTCTGCTGTTGCGGGCGCTGTGACATCTGGCACATCTGCTCTTTTGAGCGGCAAAGACCCGGTTCAAGCGCTTATTCAGGGCGGCTTAACGGCGGCAATGAGCGCCGGTGTTGGCGAGGCTGTCGGCGCATTTACGAGCAAGATTCCCGTGGTTGGGAATCCGATGAACAGCACTGAGGCGGCTATCGGTCGTGCGATAAACGCCGCGGTTAGTACAGCAATTGTCTCTGGCGGCGATCCGGAAAAAATCGGCACATCCGTTGTCAATTCGTTTGCATCAAGTGCGGCCAGACTTATTGGCGACAAGATCAAAGATTCAACCACACAACTAAGCTCTGCAAATGATGCATTTAGAGCTTCCGAGAGAGACTATACCAATAATTTGCAGAAACAGGAAAACTTGGTTTCTCAATATAACTCGGGAGTTCAGCCATTAATTGATTTGGCCCCAAAGCTACAGGCTGCAGAAGAACAATACAAAAATGCCAACGCCTTGTATCAAGAGGCGGGCATGAAAGGCAGTAACTATGACGATACCTACAATTATATATCTCGGCAAGGATGGAGATATGCTGGCGGCGGAGGAATGCACACAAGATATTTCAAGCCAGATGGATCGGTAGTATCAATTTATGATTTTGGACAATCTGTAAATAACGCCGCAAATCAATCAATTTCTGATTTAAACAACCTAACTAATGAGTACAACAACAAACATACTGAACTGTTTGGCACAGAAGAAAAACCCGGTTCGCTTCGTTTGGCTCAGGAGCAACTGGATCAACTGAAAACGCAAACGCCGACTTTAGAGCAAAATTATATTGCGGCAAAAGACAGTCTTACTAATTCCATAGCGGCTTTCAATGATATTGAAATTCGCAATGCTTCGCTCGTTACCGAGCAGTTAAATAATTTCGTTTCTGCGAGAGATCAATACAAAGCCGAATTTGGTGTTGATCCGACAGAGGCGCAGCTCAATGATTTTGCCAAGGATGGCGATGTTGTTGGAAGCGTTAGCAAATATGTTGCCGACAATCGCAACGAAAATCTTGCCAGAGAAAACGGATTCAAAAGTTACGCAGATTTTACTGCCGCAGGCAATGTATCGCCAAATGAGTTTTATGCCAAGCAACAAGGCTGGAATGATTATGCGGAGCAATTAAAAGCAGAAAATCTCGGTTTTGAAAATCCACAGTCTTACAGCACATCATCTTCGCTGAAGCAACAATTAGATGCATCTAACCTTAGCGATGAAGAAAAGCAGGTTGTAGAAGATGCAATGCGGGAGGTTTATCAACAATCCGCAACCGCTCAGGCTCTGCCAAAAACAACAACTGATGCAGGAGTAGCGGCTCCCGGCAGATTTGGAAGTCCTTTTGCCGCCAACGATCCCAGATTTTATTCTGCGATGGCGAAAAATCCGGCGTTGTTTAAAAAATTCAATGAATACACAAATTCATATGGGTTTACGACCGGGTTTATGAATGAACAATATGCCGCAACTATTGCTGGCATTTTGGAGAAAAGCCCCAACAATCCGGATTTGTTAGCCGAGTACAAAAGGATAACTGGGAAGGACTATTCCTTACCCGGTGCTGGCGCTGGCCGGGGAACTGTTAGTCCTCCGATTCCTCTTCCAACTGTGCCAACTGCGCCGGTAGCGCCGACCGCACCGCCTACCCGTCCGCAATATGTCGTCCAGCCGTCTGACTACTCTGACACGACGGAAGAGATTCAGCCTTGGCAAAACATTCCCGGTGGGTTGCAACAAGAGACCGCCCCGGTTACCAACGAAGATCAGATCAGCCAGTTTTTAGTAGACAACGGCATAAAGCCTACGCCCGAGATTGTTGCATCTATCGCCAACGATCTCGGCGTAAACTTATTTGATCCGGTGCCTTCGGTCAGTCAGCCAGTTGTTGAGCCGCCGCCAGATGCTGTTCCAGAGGTGGTTCCAGAGGTGGTTCCAGAAGTTGCGCCAGAAGTAGTTCCCGAGGTCGTTCCGGAAGTCGTTCCGGAAGTCGTTCCGGATGTGGCTCCGGAGGTAATTCCGGAAGTGGTTCCGGAAGTGGTTCCGGAGGTTGCACCTGAAGTTGTCCCCGAAATTGTTGAGGTTGCGCCTGAAGTCGCGCCTGAATTGATTCCCGAGGTGATTTTGCCGCCGTCTGTGGAGGCTATCGATAGCCCCGCCGCGCCTTCTGCGCCGACGATTCCTGAAGAGCCTTTGATTTTTGCGCCAACACCGGAAGACGCCCCGGTTGTTGTCCCCGCTCCAGCGCAAGTGCCGATGCAAGAGCCAAGCGTCTTGCCAGTGCAAATTCCTGAGTTTGTGCCTGCGCCTACCGTGGCTCCGGGACAAGCACCCACACCGGTGGAGGCGCCCGTTCAGGCTCCCGCTTTGACTCCGGCCCCATTACCGGAACCCTATCCGAACATTACGCTCGCGGTTCCTGTCATACCGAGTCCAGAGTTTGTCCCGGCCCCAAGTCCAGCGCCTGATCTCCCGCCCGCTTTGGTGCCTGTTCCCGCGCCGGTTTCTGCTCCAGAACCCTTGCCTGTTGCAGAACCGTTGCCTGTTCCCGCGCCGGTTCCTGCTCCCATCCCCACAGAAGCCCCCGTGGGGGATTTTGTGCCAGCGCCTGAATATCCGCCAGTTTTTGCTCCTGCGCCAGATGCTGTTGTGTCGGTTCCGGATGCTGTGGCGCCTTCTCCGGATGCTGTGGCTCCTGCTCCGGCCCCTGAAAACGCACCACCCCCGGCACCAGAGTACACACCGGCTCCTGCACCGGTGTTTACTGCTACGCCCACCCCCTCGCCTATTTCAGCACCTCCTCCGGCGCCTTCTCCGACGCCCGCTCCGGTGCGTGCCCCTTTGTCCACGCCCATCAGCGCGTCCGCCTTGGCTGGGCTTCTTGGTCTTCCGTCAAACTTTGCCGTAGCCGACGAATTCAAACCGTTGCTACCCCAATTTTTAACAAGCAAAGGCGGTTCAACCGGCTACGAAGGTCTGTTGGCGGACTTCCAGCGACAAGTTGAAGCGCAATCGAATATCCCCGACAATCGACCAAGCCAAGAAAGCACAGACATGGCACCGTACTACAGCTATGGAAACGAAGCGCCTTTAGATGAAATTCTGGGGCAAGAAAATACCACGCAATTTTTTGCACAAGGCGGTTTTGCCGCAATTGCAAATGGCAGTAGCGCGGGCACGAGGTACGGAAAGTACGCGGCTGGGGGTATGGCATCTCCCTTGATGGCCGCAGGCGGAAAAATGCGTGTTGACTTCCGTCGTGGTGACGCTGTAACTGGGCCGGGGGACGGGCAGTCTGACGATATTCCTGCAATGCTTGCTGACGGCGAATTTGTGTTCCCTGCTGATGTCGTCGCCGCGATTGGTAATGGTTCCACCAAAGCTGGTTCTGACAAGCTCTACGAGATGATGCATAGCATTCGCGCTCATGCCAGATCGGCAAAGCCTAAAGATTTGCCCCCCGAAATTAAATCCCCGCTGGATTTCCTCAAGACCAGCAAGAAAAGGAGAAAGTAATGGCTTCTTTGTTGCAGGGCGCTCCGCTGCCAGACATCAAGACGACTACAACGACCGCCACAGAGGCGCCGGGGTATTTCACAAATTACTTGACCGGGCTTGCTCAGGCGGGGCAATCCGCTCTGTACAAGCCGGGGACATATGACCCAACTACCGGCGCTGGCACACTCAAGACCGGCTCCGAGCTTGTGGCTGGATACGATCCGCTACAAACCTCTGGCTACGGACAGTTTGAAAGCGCCGCAGGTTCCTACAAGCCCGGGCTAGAGACCGCAAAGACAGCGCTGACCGCCGGAACTGGAATTTCTGAGGAAGACATCAACAAATTCATGAATCCATACACACAAAATGTGGTGGATGAAATGGCGCGTTTGTCTCAGCAAAACCTGCAACGCAACCTGTTGCCCACGATGAAGGCGGGCTTTGTTGGCACTGGCGGGTTGGGTAGCCGTAACTATGCCAGTGCCCTTGGACAGTCGCTGGCTGATGTACAAGCGAACCTCACGGGCCAACAGTTTGGTGCTTTGTCTGGCGGATATAAACAGGCGCTTGATGCGGCGATACAAGAAGCTGGTCTCCAGCAGAAAGCCGCGGGCTTGGGTTCAGAGATGGCTGGCAAAGAGCAAAACTTGGGACTTACCGGAGCCTTCGCCCTGACCAAAGCGGGATCAGAGCGTCAAGCCTACGAGCAGTCTTTGCTTGAGGCTCCGCTCAAGCAGGCAACCAATGTCTCTGGTGTCTTGCGCGGCTATCAAATGCCGACAACTCAGACCCAAACATTTGTTGGGCCAAAGGCTGGCTCTTACGCTATGTCTCCACTGGCGAGCATTTTGGGCGTTGGCACCTTGCTCGGCTCTGCAAAAAAAGATTCTTTGCTGGCAAGCCTCGGTGAAACGCTTGCTGGAAAACTTTTTGGCGGCAAAACACCGGGCGCCATCACTGCTCCGACATATGTGCAGGACGCATCTGGAAATTATGTTCCCGTTGATTCGTCTTATGGAGAGCTTGTGCCTCCTTCTGGCGATTATCCCGAGTGGCTCTATGGCGCTATTGAATAACTTTGAGGCATAGCTATGGCAACAAGCCCACTTACCACCGCCTTGAAACCCAGTGTTGGCGCTGATGACGACACCGAAGCAAAGTATCAGCAGGCGCTTGCTGAACTGATGCAACGCCTAGATGGCCGAAAGAATCGGCTGTTTGACCCCACTCTACTTGCGGCGGCGCAAGGCTTCCTGACGCCCGGACAGACCGGCAGTTTTGGTGAGGCTCTCGGCAATGTGGCTCAAAAGGTAGGCGCCGCTCAAGCCCAGCAACAAAAAGAAGACCTCGATATAGCGCAACTGCGCCTACAAGTCGCTCAGGGCGCTCGAGAGCAAGCCGCGCAAATGGCAGGGACAAAGGCGTTCCGTAGCCTGCTGGGCGGTGCTGGAGGTACTGGAGGTACTGGAGGTGCCGGGGCTACTGGTGGTGCTGGGGCACCTGCCGGGGCACCTGCTGGAGCGCCCGCTGGAGAGACTGTTGGTGCGCCCGCTGGAGCGCCTGCCTCTGGCGCTACGCCGGAGGGCAAGCCCCTTACGATGGAGCAAGCGCTGGCCTTTAGGGCGGCTTTTCCGAACCAGTCAAAACTGGCGGACGCTCTTGTCGAAGCAGTCAAGTTCAATACCGATAGATTTATTAATGTTCAAGGCGCAATTTTTGACAAGATCGCCAGAAAATATTTGGCGGAAATGCCTCCCGGACAGCCTGCATCTGACTTCTTTGTCCCCGATGCGGGGGGAACTGTAAAGATGACCCCCGGCCAGTACGATGCCTATCAAAAGGCTCGCGCATCTGGCAAAGGCAAAGAGTGGGTTAGCAAGTTCTTTGAGACAGAACCGGGTAAAGCGCCCGATTACCTCACTCAAGAGCTTTTAGCGCAACGAGCGGAAGAGCGTAGGCAGACCCCGTCAAAGTTCTTGATTCCTGAGCTTGGTGGCGAGGTGTCAATGACGCCCGCTCAGTACCAGCAGTATTTGCAAGCTAGGGGCAACGGAACGATCAAGCAGTGGCTGGAAAACTTCAAAACGCCCGCCTCACAGGGTAAAACTGGCAAGCCATTGACAGCGGCAAATATTGAGGCGGAAGCTGCTGGACAGAAGACTGAAGAAGAAAAAGTCCGCGCCGCCAATGCCGAACGCTATAACACCGCTATTGCCAAAGGTGACGATGCTGGTGGCAGGATTACCCTTTACGGAACGATTGAGGCAACCGCGAAGAAGCCGGACGCTAACAAGATTTTTGGTGTCTTTGAAAACGGGAAGTTTTCGGATTTGCTCTTTAAATACCTTGAGGCAAATAACGGCATCATTAGCGTCAAAAACATCCGTGACTTGTGGTCGCAGGCTGGGGAAAAGCCAGAGACCATTGCGGATATGCAACTTGCGGTATCGTTGATTGCTCAGTCTCAGTTTGCGTTTAGTAGCTTGGCAAAAGGCCAAGGCGCGATCTCTGACTTCGAGCGGCAACTTTTCAACGCAATGGGCACCAGCCTTGCTGATCGTCCTGAAGCGGTGGTCAAGAAGATGCAAATGCTCAAGCAGATGGCTGAGTGGGATCGCACTGTGTCTCGCCTTGCACGCAAGGCCCGTAAAGATGGCGTTCCCTACGACGACATGAAGGACACCGATGATTATGCTCAGGCCTACCAAAGCCATGTCAAAAAGCTGATGGACATTGTGGTTTCGGCAGGCGTGCAAATTCCGCAGAGCGGCGCACCTGCCGCGCCAAGGACTGCCACTCCGGCCACTCCGGCCACTCCTCGCGCCGCTGCCGCACCCGCTCCTGCTCCAGCGGCTCCTCGTGCGGCTTCCGCCCCTGCTCCCGCACCGGCCCCCGCACCGGCCCCCGCACCGGCCCCCGCACCGACCCCCGCACCGGCGCCTGCTCCCGCACCGGCTCCTGCTCCCGCACCGGCTCCTGCTCCTGCTCCCGCACCTCGCGCCTCCGCTCCGGCAACGCCTGCCGCTAGTGGCCCTGCACGCCCTGCAAGCGCTCCAGCTAGTAGGCCCACCAACCCTGCCGCCAATAGCCTGCGCGAACGACTGGGGATCAAATAATGAACAAGATGCAATGGCTTGACAGCCTCAACGCTCAACAGATGCAAATTGCAAACATGATCGTTGATAAGGCAGAGAAAGAGGGTGTTGACCCGAAGCTCGCTCTTTCTATTGCATTCCAAGAAAGCAGGTTGTCGCACGGCAGTTTTCAAAAAGACAAAGACGGCAATTCTGTTTTTAAGCCTATCACCGGGACATCTGGTGAAATCGGCTTGATGCAGGTCATGCCCAGCACAGCAAAGCTCTACGGCTACGAGCCAAATGAACTTCAGGGTCTTGACAGGAATCTTGAAATTGGCCTGAAGATTTTGAAGGCTCACATGGATCAGTATGGCGACCCTCGAAAGGCCGCTGCCGCATACAACTCTGGTCGAACCAACAATCTTCCTGAATCAACCAAAAAATATGTAGAGGCTATTGAAGGCTTTGGCGGGTTTAGCCCGACGAGCGCCGCACCTGCTGCTCCCGCCGCACCTGCTGCTTCTGAGCCGTCGCAAACGCCTCCCGTTGAAGAAAATCAAGGCATTCCTCTGGGTGGCGGCGATCAAGGAGCGCCCACCGCCCGAGAGCCTGACTTCAAGGAAAAACTTGCAGAGCAAATCCCTCGCCTGACTGGAGCCGCTGCTGGAGCAACCGCCGCAACCTCTCTGGCGATGGGGAAGAACGCCGTTTCAGGCGCAGGATTGTTGGCTGACTATATGCGGAGTCAAATCGCCGCTAGGCAGGCTCCTCCTGCTATTCCCGGGGCTATCCCCGGTGTTGCTCCTGCGGCTCCTCCAAGCGTGATGGCCCAATCCCCGCAAACCTCCATTCTTTCTGGTGGCCCTGACGGGGGGAGGCTGGCTCGAGGTCAAACTGGCACGATGCCGTACAACTACGCCAAAGCTGCCGGGTTGACTGACATTGAAGCTGGTCGTGCTTTGGATATGACCAAGCAGACGGGTGGTGTGCATGATCTGACCACTCAACGCCGAGAGGCATTGCAGAAGATTCAGCAACTCTTCCCCTTGGACACATATGTTGAGAACCCGAGGTTTGGTGGGTTGATGACGCTTGACTCAAGCATCGGCAGGGGTCCGAGGCAATCTTTTAAAGTACAAGGCCCGATCAGGGATGTTCCTCCGGGCACTATCTTTGGGCCAGCCGCGCCCCCTCCAGAGGGGACATTAGTACAACAGCCCCGTCGCGTTCCCGTCCCTACGACTCCGCCACCGCTCAGTATGCTTGACGAAGCAATTGCCAAACTGGGGCAAATTGCTAAGGGCGGGTTGCGTGTTCTTAGCTCTGCGCCTGTCTCCGGTGCGTTGGGTGGCTACGGCGCTGTGATGAGTGCTGAAGAGATCATGGATCGCCGCAGGAAGGGTGACACTCTTGGGGCAACCATTGCAGGGATTGGTGCCGGTGGCGGTGTTTTGGCCGCTGTCCCTCACCCGCTTGCCAAGGGTGTTGGTCTGACCGCAACCGTTATGTCTCCGTTGGCGCTCATGGCTCTGGACAGACTTCGTGGCAATCAACCACAAGGGGCGGCTCCCTGATAAGATGGACTCGCTATCGCAGTTGCCCGTTCTCCGATAGTGATTCCCCCGGCCCTTGCGCCGGGGTTTTTTTATAGCAAACCAGAAAATCTGGCCGCATCGATTTGATCGTCAACAGCGTTCAGAGAGGTTCTGTCCGCCACCCAGTAAGCGCCTTTGGCGAGCGCCTCTCTGATCTCGTAGTAGCGACGCGAGTCGTCTTGCATCCGCTTGACCATTTCAAGGAAGACAGGCAGTTGCTGGTCAGTCCATCCCGGCCCGAAGAGCGCGTCAATGAACTGTTCTGGGGTCATGACCTTTTGTCTTCCAAGGCTTGCGCCACATAGGTGTTGAGGGAGCGCACAAAGCTCACGCACTGGCGCCTCTCTTCTTTTGCGATCTCGGGAGCCGCAGCCACCGCAAAGGCGTTGGCGAGCTTAACTAGGTCATCCAAGAGGAAGTCGTACTGACCCTCCAGCCAGACCGTGTTAAAAACCTCAACGGTTTTCTTTTCGTCAAAATAGTTCATCTGTGTTGATTCTTGATTTGCCAGAACCGCAAGAGACTTTCGAACATTTTCCAGCCACGGTCGAGGTCTTCTTGCGACCACTCCTTGATCACGACCAGCCCGGGCAAGGTTGCTGAGACAAACACATTCGCGCAGACAGCAGTCGGGAGGTCTAGCCCTACCCGGTACGCCGCAAGCTGCATCAGGTGTTCGTCATACACATCGACCTTGTCGGGATCAGTGAATTCCTTGGACTTGATGTCCAGCACCAGATTGGCCTCTCTGTTGTGGAGGTCAACCTTCCCGCCGAACCCGGAGACATGAGCAAATGACTTTTCTGGGTCGAATTCCGTGACTTGATAGACCCGGTCAATCTCCCGCATGACTCCCATTTGGTAGGAAATCATCGAAAGGTCTTGCTTGCCCATGTAGATCGACTCGACCGCTTCGTGGATACGGGTGCCCCGCTCCGCGGCCCTCTTGCCTTGCTCCTTCGAGTCCGCCACAACCCGGGCGATGAACGATTGCTCGTCCTCATCCGGGGCGCGTGGCAGGGTAAGAGCGGCCAGAAGCATTTGTTCCTGTTTCCAGCGCTCTAAACCGGGCTTGGCGGCAACATTCAAGATGGTGGTGACCGAGGGCACCAGATTCATCTTGCGTGCGTCTGCGAGCGTTGTAGAGCGCTCGTTACCGTTTTTGGCTGTGACGGTGTACTGGGGAGTTCCGTCACGCCTGTACCAATGCAGCGACTCCGCCGCTCTGGCAACGATTGTTGTCATTGAGCCGCCCGCTTTGCTTCATGGCGCTCACGCATCCGAACGCTTGCCGCGGCGCGTTGCTCTGGCGACCAATTGCGCTTTTGCTTTGCAGGCTTGGCAGGCTTGGCGGGAGTCCTACCAATGCTGTTGAGGGCCACTTCTAGGTTGGCAACGCGCTCTTGAAGCAGGTTGATGGAGGTGCGGATTGCGTCTTTTTCAGCGGGAGAGATGAACATAATTTGCCTCGTTTAGAAAGGAAGATCATTAGCCATATCGTCAAATCCAGAATCGGAATTGGGACTGGCTTCTTTTTTGGCGCTTGCACGCCACTCAGGACTGGCCTGAATTGTTTCCTTAAGATAGTCCGAGAAGGTCTCAAAGAGTTCCATATCGGGGTCACTGCAAAGGAAAAAGGCGCAAGGGTTGTGGCCCTTGGGTAGTCCGTTCTGGCGGACGATTTTCGGCACGGGGGTAACGCCAACAATGTTGGCAAAGACTCCGCCCTTTTGACGATTCTTGTGTTGCACATTGATCATGCACCACTGGTCAAGGACATTTTTGAGGTCAAACCGGCGCTGTTCGTCAGCAGTGAAAGGACGGCCCCTCCACGACTCGAGGTCTTTGCGAAGCGTAGCCTTCTCGCCCCACGACATCGTGTAGTCGCGGGTAATGATCATTGGCTCTCCTTTGTCAGTGACAAGGGGAGTTCCATCGTCATCGTTGCCATGCACTTCCCAGACGAATTTGATCTTGCGAACATAGGTGATCTTGCCCTCGTACTCGTTTTTCTGAGTGCCAAGATCAATTAATCGGTAGAGGCGGGCCAAATGCACGCCAGAGGGAACGGGTTTGAAGTTTCCGCCGCCAGCGCTTTCGACAATAAAGCTCATTTTTTTGCTCCAAAAATTTCGTTAAATGCTTTTAAAAATGCATCGGGTTCTGTAGTAAAGGGGTCAGGCAATCGCGCCCGTTTCATTTCATCTTCAATCTTCCATTTGCGGTATTCCTCCTGTGCTTGGGTATCGTTCAGCCATTCTTCGTGTTCTTCAGTCATTTCCGTCTCCAAAGAAAATAGCAATTCCAGCTTCCCGCGGCAGGCTCATCCCGTGAGCCATTGTGTTGTTGACATCAATAGCGGTGTTTAGTCCCTGCCCAATGCCAACAAAGAAGTAGAGCTTCTCGGTGTCAGGGTTAAGGGCCATGACGAACACCAAACGCCCATTTGGTTGGTCATCAAAGAGCGCATCTTTGTAGAGTTTTTCTTCCATATCAATCCCCACAAAAGCAGGCAATCGCCTCTTCGTTTTTGTCAAACATATCGCGCTGATCTGCGGCGAACTTTGCCATCTCGGCATAGCTGGGGCGGTCGGTGCGGAATTTGGCACCAGACGGCGCAGACGCCAACGCCAACGCCTCCATCTTGGCCCACCAAACTGCTCGCTCGGGTTTTTCTTGTATGAGGCTAAGAATTTGTGCACCGCCTTTGAGATAGCACAGATCGCAGTTCCCATGCATGGTGACGCCATTCATGTTGGGGAGTTCTAAATCAAATGGCTGGTTTCGCCAAAACTCTCCCACCATTTCTTTGGTGATCCCAACACGGCCCAACGGGGCAATCTTCTCTTCATGCTTGCTGTAGTTCTGATTGCCAATCTTGGCTAGACGCCTCTGCTCATCGGCGCGAATGCCAAGCATTGACTCCCACTCTGTCCAGCCGATTGATTTCAGGTAGCGATGAATCGCCCGCACCTTCATCTCTACGGTGCAAAACCGGCTCACCGGATTGGGCAAATAGTTGCGCTTGCGGATGATTGCCTCAAAAGGCTCGCCGTTACGGCTGGCCGTCTCAAATGTAACGACCTGAAACCTATCTTTCGTTTCTTCAGCGTCTCTGTACTCAACCCAAGTGATCGGCACTCCCCATTCTTTGCTGCACCTATCTACAAACTTGAGCGTGGCTTCTTCTTCCTTGCCGGTGTTCGCGAAGCAAACGATTGCTTCATCTGGTAGGCCACCGTTCGATTGCAGAACGCGCCACAACATATAGGCGCTGGTGCGTCCTCCGCTGAAGCTGATGCAAGTCGGGCTATCAATCTTGAATGGATCGGTCATCACGGCCTCCAGACCAGAACATCCAAAAGGATGACGATGATGGCGGCGAGGAAAACAATCCTCTCGGCGACTTGCGCCGTTGTCAGCTTGAGCGGGTTCATACTGTCAGCACAACCGCGATGATGATTACCAGCACAGCAATGACGACGGCGGCAAGCTCGTTGATTTCCCTGCGCTTGACGCCGAGAAGCACGCCTTGCCAATGCTCGTCTTCGGCTGTCATATTGCTGAACCGCGGGGGTTCGTAGCGGGAGCCGATCTGTAGACCGGAATGGGTTGTGTAGGGCACTTTCATATCGTTCCTTTCTTGAGCGCACTGTCGGCGCGAAGCGGATTAGAGCATAACTTTAACGCCGTGTACAAGTGTTTTCCCTATTGTTGTTTTTTAACCCTGTGCTATATTCCGGGGTGTCGCCGCAGTAGCTCAGTTGGTAGAGTCCCGGCTTTGTAACCCGGAGGTCAGGGGTTCGATCCCTCTCTGCGGCACCACAAGTGAAAGACAAAAATGAACGATTACGCACACCCTACGATGATGGCCGAGAAGGCGCTCAAAGACCTCCACAACGCCATGCTGATGAAAGAGTACCGCGATGCGGTTGAGGCTGGCATCCGGGCGCTGGAAGAGACCGTCCGCGCCATTGATGCAATTCGGGAGACGATGGCAAATGACGCTCGCTGAATACTTCGCCACTGAGCCGCGGGGAGCAAAGATCGAAATGGCAAAGTATCTGGGCATCACCGCCACCTACATCTCGCTCCTGATCCACAACAAGCGCCGCCCTAGCGCCCCAATGACCCTGAGCATCGAGCGGGCTACGCAAGGGCTGGTGACCCGTAACGAACTGCGACCTGATCTTTACCCTGTTGACGCGGAGCAATCGGCGGCATAATAATTTGGGGAACGGCTAGGGTAGCTCCCGAAAAGACGATTCATCACCGTCCTGCCGAAATCCTTTACCAGTGATGATGACCGATGATGTGAGGTTCAAATGGCGACTCTTTCGCTCAAAAAGCCAAAGAAAATTGGCGACACACCCCTACCCAATCTCCAATCAAAATTTGTGGTGATGAGGCAGGCAAGAGGTGTTCAATCGTTTCGTTTCACCTGTATGCACGACACCCAAGAAGCCGCCACCAAAGAGGCTCGGCGCTTGGCGAAGGTCATGCAAACGGAGCGATTTCTGATTTTGCAGATTGTTGACTCCGTAGATTGGAGTCAGTGATGCACTACTACCAATTCAACATTGGTGACTATGTCAGTCACACTCGGCACCTCTCCCCGCTAGAGGACATTGCCTACCGTCGCCTGCTCGACGCCTACTACCTTCAAGAACGCCCGTTGAACAGCGGTGTAGCGTCCGTTGCCAGACAAATTGGCATGAGGGAATACGAAACCGAGGTCGGTTTGGTGCTGGAAGAGTTCTTCGAGCTTGGCCCAGACGGCTGGACAAACGGTCGTGCCGACAAGGAAATTAAGCACTTCCACTCAAAAATTGAGCAGGCGTCACGCGCTGGTAAAGCGTCTGCTGAACGACGGATGAACGCCCGTTCAACGGAGGTTCAACCAACCAATAACCAAGAACCAATAACCAATAACCAAGAACCAGATACAGAAGAAGCTAACGCTTCTCGTCCCCGCCAAGCGGGAACGCCTGCTGCTCCGATTGACGAAATCGTCGCCCTCTACAACGACAAGTTGCCTACATTGCCGCGGGTGACTGTTGTCAACGACAGCCGCAAGAGGGCGATCTCTGCTCGCTGGAGGGAGGTCGTCACTGCTGACAAACTCGACCGACAGGGCGGTCTCGCGTTCTTCGAGTGGTATTTCCAGATGGTCGGTCAGTCCAAGTTTTTGACTGGCAAAGCCAAGGACTGGAAGGCCGACATTGATTTCCTCTTCAACCCCAGCAAATTCCCCCGCGTTGTCGAGGGCTTTTATCACAAGGAGCAAGCATGAGCTACGCCAGCGCAAAACGGAACTACGAGACGCAAAACTTTGAGGTCGGTGGCGAGACAACACTGCGTTGCTCCGACTGCCAGCAGGCCACCGCACGGGAAGACTTGGGTGCCTACGGCGCGAAGTGCATGGGCTGCTTCACCGCTTACTGCAAAGCCGCTCCCCGGTACGAGATCGCCAAGGACTACCCCCGAGACCCTCTCGCGTGGGCCAAGCGCATCATGGACAGGCAGCGTCGGGGTGACCCCGTCAGCATCTACGCCTCGAAGCTCGCGCTCGAAGCTCTTGGGAACAAGCATGACCTATGAAGAAGCCAAACAAATCCTCGACAAAGTCCAAGAAGGCCAGTCTTTTGCATCGGCCACCATCGACTGTGCCCTCTATGTCACCGGAGACCTTGCGCTTTTTGCGCGAAAGCGAAGCGAGAGAGTGGATAGCTCGATACCAGAAGAAGATTGGCGAGGTCGGTGCCGCGAACGCGCAATCATGGTGGCAGGGCCACAAGGAAGTCATCGGAAAGATTCGGGGCGAAGAGGGTTTGCGTTCGTTAATGAAGTTGATGGAGGAACAGCGTGCTAAGAGTCGAGCTGGACTTCCCCGCGGCTGACCTTTTCCCGAATCGGCGCAACGGCAAGCACTGGTCGTCGGTACACAAAGCGAAGACCGAAGCGCGGGAGACGGCGTACTGGAAGACCAAGTGTTACCGCAGGCCAAGCCTTGGCGATGGAGAGGTGGAACTGGTGATCATCTTCGAGATGCCTGACAAGCGCCATCGTGATGCAGACAACTGCCTTGCCGCGGCCAAGGCTTCGCTCGATGGGTTTGCCAGCGCTCTCGGTGTTGATGACAAGCGATTCAACCCCATCACCATCGTGCGTAAATTTTCAATCAAGCCCGGAAAAATGATCGTAGAAATTGAGGAGACCCAATGATCCAATCAAAATATGTCCGCAGTAGCGGCATCCACCGCACGCTTGAGATGATCAGCATCGCGCCCAAAACTGACACGGAGATGTGCCAGAAAATTACGACCGAATCGAGCGCCCGGTACTACGAGTCGTGCATCGCTCCGCTGGTGGTGGACGGCTACGCCACCGCGCTCGGAGACGGCACCTACCAGATCACTGACGAGGGCCGCGAGAAGCTCGAGCAGTTAGGCGCATCGAAATCCAAGCTGCCCTACAAAAAACCGATGACTTGGATGGAGCGCGGCAGGTATCTGGCCGAAGAGATTCGGATGCGCCCCGTGCGCCCGGGGGCTGATGACCATGAGCAAGTGCCCAGCCTCGTTGGCAACCGCCGCTACTTCCGCGACGGGAGGATGCAGGCGTATGACTGAGATCGACCCGCAAGCTGCGGTGGACTACATGATCGCTAAGAGCGGAGAGTACGCTCAGGCGAAGGCCAACAGGGTCTACTGCGACGAGTACCGCAAGACCCTCAAGGCAGAACTCATGAAAACCGCGATGGTCTCCAAGCACGAAACCGCCGCGGCTCAGGAGCGGGAGGCATACGCTCACCCGGACTACAAGCGCCACCTACTGGCCCTCAAAGAAGCGGTCGAGCATGAGGAGCGCCTGCGGTGGATGCTGATCGCAGCGGAGGCAAGGATCGAGGTCTGGCGAAGCCAAGAGGCCAGCAAGCGCTCAGAGCATCGAATGACCGCGTAGGCTACCTATGGATGTCCGAGCATGGAAAAACGCCGTAGCGGGCCTTGGGTGCGGTCTGTGCAGGCGTTTGGGGTACGGCGAGACCCCGGCGGAACTACACCATCCTCGGGAAGGGGTCGGAAAAGCCCAAAGAGCCAGCGACTGGCTGGTCATCCCGCTCTGCGCTGACCATCACCGCGGCAGTAAGGGCTGGCACGGGACAAGGGACGACTTCAAGCGGCACAGTGTCACCGAGTGGGACATCCTTGCCGACACCATTGAGGAGGTCGCAAAAAACCTGCGGGATTAGGGTTTGTCCCTACAAAAAAACTGAAAATACTTGTTGTGGTTCCTTTAACGGTGTTAAGATACGCTCACGGTCAACGAGACCGGAACGATAAACCCGAAAGGAACTGACATGAACGCAATCGACATCGCCCTGACCCAAGTTGACAAGCTGGGTCTCCTCCTCGCCCAGATCGCTGACCTGACCAAGCAGGCTGACGCCATCAAGGACGAGATCAAAAACGCAGCCACCGCAGGTGGCCCCTCCAGCGTCGAGGGCAACCTCTACAAAGCCACGGTGGTCGAGGCCAACCGCAAGGTCGTTGACTGGAAGGCCATCGCCAAGGTCTGCAACATCCCCGACAGCGTGATCGCTGACAACACCAGCGTCACCGCCGTCTTCTCCGTCAAAACCACCAGCCGTTAATCAAGGAGACCAGCATGACATTCGAAAAAGCACTCAAAGAACTGCCCGATGTGTGTGGGTTTGACCCCTACGCGCACAAGACGGTTGAAGACCTCTGCTGGCTCTGCCTGCATGAGCTTGACCTTCACGCCGAGCAGGAACACTGGCACACCGCCGCTGTTCGCAAGAAGCTGCTGGCCTTTTGCAAAAAGTACGGGCATTTCGCGGACAAGGCCAAAGAGGCTTTCGCGCAGGGTAACGGCCTGAAAAAGTCTGACGCCTACTTCTGATCAACCTCGGGGGCTACGGCCCCCACTAGGAACCATGATGATCATCACCCTCTTCTCCCCTGAAGCTCTCGTTACCGGAGGTGTCCGAATTCAGGACAGGGCAACTGACAACCTCCAGCTTGATTTCTGGCAGACTTTCGATGACGAGCAGGACACCGGCTACTGCCTCGATGCCCCTTGGGTCATGCCCGCGGGTAGCACCGCCAATCATTACGACACCGTCGGTTGCTCTGTCGTCTACCGCAAGCTGATGAGTTCTTGAGTAAAGCGTGGGGTTTCTTTGACAAACCCCTTGCACCCTCAAATCAAACACAGTTACAATTCATGCACGGTCACAGTGACCGGAACGATACAAAGGAACGATCATGAACCAGTACGCAGTCCAAGTTAGCTACACCGACCGTGACCCCTACGAGGTCGTGCGGGTGATCAGCGACAAGACCATCGAAGTCCGCGCGATGGACGCGGAGCGCGACACCAGCGTAGAACTCCAGTGGGCCGTTGGCGGCTTTGCAGGCCACTGCCTGAACCAGCGCGACCAAAAGTGGCATATCACCAGCAACCCAACTAACCCGGTCATCCGCCTGCGCCTGAGCCGCGTCAAGGGCTGGCAAGACAAGCACGGCCAACGCTTCATGCTGGCCGACCGCCCCATCAAGTTCCACGACTACAACTTCTAATAAGGGAAAGCCCTAGTAAAAAAACTGGGGCTACCCCTTTCTG